TCCGAGAGGCATTGCTCATCAAAAACGCGCCCATAGCACGACACACCCTCATGCAGATGAAAGCAGGCAGTTTCATCCCAGGGGAGGACCTCATGACAAAGCTGCTCGGCGTCAAAGAGGAGTTTCCCAATGGTTTGTATCTACCTGAATTAGGAGGGCTAAAACCCGCCAGTTAATAGCATAACATATAATATAAAATACAAGTTTTTATAAACAATGACCAAAGGAGTCAAGAACCATTTTGAATGGAGAGGGATACGTGTACCCAAAAGGAGGGATTATGAATCAGTCAATTCAACTCATGATTTTTCTGATTATTAAACATTTCCTCGCAGATTTTCCATTGCAGACCCCTTACATGCTTGGAAAAGGGAAAAAAGGAGTAAGCTGGATTTTACCACTGGCTGCTCATGCTGGAGCCCATGCGGCCTTCACGTTTGCCATTTTTCTCTTCTATAAGCCTCACCACGCCCTTTTCTTGGCAGTCATTGACTTCATAGCCCACTTTCTAATCGATCGAATCAAGGCAAGCCCATTACTGGGTGGGAGGTTTAAGCCTACAGAGAGTTATTTTTGGTGGGCTTTAGGTGCTGATCAAATGGCCCACTCTCTCACCTATGTTGCTTTGATTCTCTTATCGCAGGGAGGGTTATGAATTAAGTCAAAAAAAATCGTAACACGTCTTTTTTAAGATTTAACACCACGCATTAACACCATGTTTTTTTCCATGAGAGAGAAAAGAAAAGATGTCTGATGAGAACGAGGAAGTTGAAAGGATTTTAGGAGGGCTGGAGTTTATGGCCGTCAGAATGAACGTAGCACTGAAGAAACGAGAGTTAGCAGCAAAAAAACTGATAACTCCATCTGAATATTATTTGATTGATGAAATCGAGTTAGGAACAATTGCCGCAGCAAATAAGAAAAAACAAATCTGCTCAAAAGCTCCATTCGATCTTGATTATCTAGCATCCCAAATGGGAATTTCATTAAATCATCTTTATAATCATTTAAAGTCTGCTTATTTAAAAAAATTCATTGTTCGAGAACAGACGCAATTTAAAAAGTTGGAAATATTAGGTCTGAACCCTGAAGTTTTTGGTCAGATTTTGATCGATAAATACCATGAAAAAGAAGTCAAAAACCAGCTTCATCTGGCTGTGGATAATTCGCAAAACTCTGTGGATAACTCTAAAGGCCAAGTACAGAATTTGTACCAAGTTAGTACAGAAGTTGTACCAAACAAGTACAGAAGTTGTACTAACCAAGTACAAAAGTTGTACCAAACTCAACCTCAAGTAGTTGAAAACATTGAGCAAAAAATCGTCTTAGAGTCTTCTAGAGTTTATTTAGAGTCTTTTAGAGGGAAAAACTTTAAAAATTTTTTCGGACAAAAATCAGAAAAACCAGAAAGAGAAATAATTGAAGAGAATCATCAGAAATTTAAAATTCAGAAAAAATATTTGGATGAGACAGATGGAAAGATTCCCTTTGAGAAATGGAAATTAGAGAAGGGGTACGCAGTATGAAATTCCAAAATAAAAATAAATCCCTCCTATCATTTGTTTCGAACCCTTTTCTCAATCGGAATAGGAAAAGAACTTTTGCAACGTGGACATCCATAGATCCACTCAATCCTAGAAAGAGCCCTTATGACATACATCTGAACTCCACATCCACTCGGACAAAATTCAGCAAAATCACTTTTGGTTGGATTTTCAAGTTTGGTTTCAATTCGTTCAGATCTTTCATCAATCAACTTAATTTTATTTGGCATGCTAAACCACATTCTGATCCAACTCCAAATTCGGTTAATTCGGGATACATGTCCGACCCAAGATACAATTTTCAAGAATTCCATATGAGCTGCTCCTTAGCTTGTGTGGATAGGCTTGCTAGGGGAGTGCGAATCTCCTGGCAGGCCGCTTTATTTTTTCCCTTTCATAGCCCAAGTCTCGGCAATGCGCAAATGAGGTCGGTATGAGTAAGAACCCTACTCTCCTACAGAGAGCAGAAGACAAAATCGCACTCTGGCAATTGATTGAGCAAAACGAGGGTGAGCTGGATGCAACCCTTGAAGCATGGCTTACAGAAGTTGAAACAAATCTTCTAACCAAAGTAGATTCCTATAAATTTTGCCTGGACGAACTCAAAGCAGAATCTGAACGGATTCGCCAAGAGGCACAGTCGCTTTATAACGCTGCACGATCCATTGACAGAATTCGTGATGCTCTGAATGAACGAATCAAAATGGTAATGCTTGCCATGGGATCAGATTCCCTTACAGGAACTACCTATCGCTTTAAATTGTCAAATGGCACTAAAAGGTTAGTCATTGATCCAGAGCAAATTCCGGAAAACTTCAAAATCATCAAAACAACATACGAGATTGATAAAGAGCGAGTCAGAGATTCTTTGGAATCAGGGAATCAGTTGCCCGGAGCACATCTAGAAGAATCACATCAGCTGAGAGTTTATTTAAATAAAGGAAATTAAAATATGAATGAAACAAAACAAGTAGCAGTTGCCACTACTGATATTAATCAAGTTATGGAAAAGGTACTCCTTGCTGGAGATCTGGCAAAGATGGAGCCTAAGGAGAGAATTAACTATTATCTTAAGACTTGTGAATCTCTTGGGATGAATCCAATGACCAAGCCTTTTGATTTGATCACGTTGAACAGCAAGATGGTTCTATATCCAAACCGTGCCGGAGGGGATCAACTCAGAAAGATTGGAAATGTTGATATTCAAATTATCAAGCAAGAGTTTGATAAGGAAACTCAGTGTTATGAAGTTACGGCACGAGCAAAGCTCCCTAATGGTCGAACAGATGAAGACATGGGGATCGTTCCTTGCGGAAATCTTCGCGGGGATGCCCTTGCAAATGCAAAACTAAAAGCTGTTACAAAAGCAAAGCGTCGAGTTACTCTTTCGATCATGGGATTAGGATGGATTGATGAGTCAGAAGTAGGCAGCGTAAGAGGTGCCAAAATTCATAAAATTGATCTTGAGACTGGAAAGGTAATCGATGTCAGTCCCAATCAATCCGATGGAAATAAACAAGAGGATAATACTTCAAGTCAGTTTGAAAAAATAAAATTGCAAAAGCAAATGGTGGAACTGGTAAATCAAAAGGGAATCCCTCCAGAAGAAGTAAAACACTACTTGAAAGAAAAATTCAGTGTTGAATCTTCAAAACTCTTAAATGAAGAGCAGCTAAAGATTTTTATTACGTGGTTAAGTGAATGGACAGTTCCTCAAAAAGAGGAAGTAAAATCAGAGATGGCCCCCTGGGAGCAAGAATTGGTGAACGATCCAAAGATGGTGAAGTAAATGGATATTGTCAAAGAACAAAGAGAAAGAATTGAAAAACATCTCGATAAACAACTCGATTCCTGTGTGAGTTCATTTATGAACGCATTTTATCATGCAAACTTACTCATCAATAACCCAATGCTGATGGATAAGTTACAGCTTAAAAAAAAAGAAAAAGTGCATATTTATTCAATATTACTTTCATTGCATCAATTAGGATTTAGTGACTTTGAAGGTTCTCAGTCTTTCCGTCACACGGAAAGAGGTGCGGGGTAACAAATCCTACCTAGAAAGTCCCCGCACCTTAGTTTTGAAAGGAAGGTCGTATATGCAAAATTTATTTGAAAAGGATTTATTAACAGAGATTGAGGTTGCAGAAATTATTCATTACTCACCTAAAACTCTTACTAAGAATCGCTGTCATGGTAAAAACCATCCGCCTTTTATTAAAATAGGCAAAAAAGTTTTTTACCCTAAAAAAGAACTTATGGTTTGGATGAAATCGCATGAATTACGTAAAGCCATTAGCTAATAATGTTATTTCAATTTTGCCAAATAAAGAATCTCAATATGACCTAGTTTTAGACTCTAATGGAAAAAAGGTACCTTATTTTAAACGTCATAAAAAAACAGGGATTCTCTATTTTAGGAAAACTTTTAAAAAGCTCCGAATTCCTATACTTGAATTCAGTACTGGAGAGAAGACATTAGGACGAGCTAGGACAAAAGTTGAAATAGAAATTCAAAAGCATAAAAATAAGTATCTAGGCATTGACGATTCTAAAGTATTTGGTCACCGTTCCTATAAGAGCTTTAGAGAAGTTGCTGAATGGGTTCTAAAAAATCACACACCTGAACAACGAGCCGGTACACAAATCAACCATAGAACCTATATTTCTCAATTGGTCGAAATTTTAGGTGATCGAGATATTAATTCAATCAATTCAGATTCACTGAAAGAAGCGATTGAAGCTGTCAAAAGGAAAAAGAGATTTTCAATAACAGTCAAGGCCCTACCAGTCCGTCAGACTTTTATGGATTACGCCAAAAACCTTAATCTAGTAATGCGATATGCTTATCAAAACAAATGGGCAACTCATCATCTAAAATTTAAAAACCCAGACAAAAAGAAAGAGACTGGGCGCTTGTTGAGTCGCAATGAGGTTATAGCTTTATGGGGGGCTATGAATGAAGATACCCGAGATCAATATGTCCTAGCATTGGAGTGCGTTATGCGACTGAGAGAAGCAATATGCGCATCTTGGTCAGAAATTAATCTAAAAACCGGAGAGTGGATTCTTTCCGAAGATCGAGTAAAGACTGGTTCGAAAACGGGAAAAGGGCGAAGCTTTATTGTAAGTCCGAATGCGCTGACTCGTTTGAGGGAACGATACAAGCAACGAGATAAAAGAAGTCCATGGATATTTCCTAGCCCTAAAGATTTTAATAAACCAATAAAATCAACTAAAACAGCTTGGAAGACAGCAAAACAAAAAGTAGGAATTAAAGGTCGATGCCGGTGGCATGACTTAAGACATACTGGTCTTACTTGGATGTTATTGGGGGATCCTGACGTATCTGCTGAAGAGAGACGAAAAATGATTCGTCTCCCTATCTTGGTCTCAGCGTACGCAGGCGTTTCGATGAAGACTATCGAAAGAGTTTATCTAAAAAGGAGGTCGTCGCAAACAGTAGATGTTTCAAATGCGGTAAGTATTTATTAAAAAGTGTGATTAAGGTGTGATTAGAAGTTTGCAATTAATAGAAGTTTTGAGATTTTACCGAGAAATTGGATTAGATTGATTTGTTAAGTAACAAACTTGACACGGTGGGGGTCGCTGGTTCAATCCCAGTCGAGCCAACCATTTCCTAGTCCTCATTTCCAGTAAATCTTCAGTTATTTCAAGTTATTATAATATCTTACTCAAAACTTCTCTTAGTTACTAATAATTACTGTTGATCCCTATCTTTTACCTAAAAGGGTGTGATTGAGGTGCGATCAATTTTCTATTCACTCTATTCACGTAACTGCCATGTACAAATAACTGTACTTTATTGGTCCATTAGACCCCTTCTGGAGAAATGTCCCTTTATTACCTCTAAGTGAGGCGAAAAAAGGTCCAAACTCCCATTGGAGTTTATTTCTATCCTTAGAAAATGAATATGGAAAAAAATTAGTATGAAAAGCAAATTAGAAGAAGAAGAAATGAAAAGAAGCGTTATAGAGTTCGTGGAGAGAGCCCCTCAAAAAGTAGGATTAACGATCCTAGGCCTCATTTCCTCAAGCATTATCCCTGACTACGATCTTGAAGGCCTTTATCGATATCAATTTGCCCTAGAAAAAGTTTTAAAAGACCTTCCAGAATTTGAAAAAGAGTTGAAGGAAAGTCTTCAAAGGATCAAGCAAGCTATCGAGGATCGTAAAGGGACTTCAAATTCATATCCCCTACAATAATAGAAGGCTCTTTTATGATCATTTTTAAGACTTTACTTTTATTGAAGATATTTTTGCAGCTTCCCGATTTCAACGGACAAAAGATTGCCTTTGATAGACCAGTTACGAATTACCCCTCTGTAGTTGTAGCGACGCATTATGTGGGAAGAACCAGAAAACAAGGTGTTTATCGATTCATTTTTCATACCTATGTATTTGATGAAAATGAGCCCAATTTAGTTTTATTGAAGATGTTTTCTTTAAGTCGGGATGAAGCTTTTAAAAGACATCAAGATGCCATTCAATGGGCGATCGACTTTTATGACGAAGAGAATGTAATTAAAAATCCTCTTGAGATGCATGGATTTCAAGAAGAGGAAGAAGAGATAGGATTAGCTTTATGAATTTTTATAAAGAGCCTCCAGAAATTTTGATGGAAGAAAAGTACGAGTGGAGAAAATGGTCAGTCCAAATTCCTTATATTCAATTTCCACAAGATTGGCTAATTCAAATAGCTCCTCCTCTTTTGGGGGCAGTAATAAGATTTAGAGTCAAAAAAGCAGGATTTAAAAAAGGGGATGAAGTTTCTGTTTATTTAGATTGTTATAATAAGTTAGGAATTTATAGCCTTAAGGAAGATGCCATCCCCTATTGGGAGATTTACCCAGCAAAAGACGGTGATACTGAGAGATTTAAAATGGATGATATAGATGGACTTTTAAAAGGAATTTCTGATGCACTTGGGTCCAGAAGATAAAAAAACTTCTCATTTTGTTTGAAATAAAAATATGCCGATGTTTCATTTGCGAGATAAGAAATTTAAAAGAAAATTGATCCTAAAAAAGACCCTAGAGATTAGTCAAGGTTATCCTTCGGCGCTTCGAGTAATTCTTCTATGCTCAGAATATAGAAATATTTCTTTTATTTTAGAAAAATTAGATATGTCAAAAATACATGGCCCAGATATCTGGAGAACATTTGAGGATTGTAGAGAGAATATTGAGTTATTTCTAGAGAAATTAGATTCCTTATGACAAAAGAAGAGTGGTTAACCATAGCGTTTTACTTTGTTTGTTTTATGAACACTATTTCATGGGTTGTTATTTATTTGGAGTTTAGAAAGAAGAGAGTAAATGGGAAATAAAATAAATTCTGTTTATGTATTTATATCGGAGGATAAAGATGGCGATGAGGGGATTTGCGCTTTTCATACAGCCTCCTTTGGTTGGATGCCAATGGTTGCAGCTAATAAAGAAATACTTGAATCATTAAGACCAATAGCTAAAGATCTTGCAACTGTTCAAAAAAGTAAAATCAAACTCATCGAATTAAATCGTAGAACTGATTTAGAGGTTATTTCTGGTGAAACTACATCAAAAAATCAAAGACATCATTAAATCAATAAAGATATGCGGGAGGCTTAAGAAATGACAAATGAAGAAATTGATGAGTGGTTAAGTGACTTAAATAAGGAATTATTGAAAAAAGCAAAAAAGCTATTTTTTGACGATAAGTTTCTTATTGTGATGTCTTTAATAACTATGAATTTTATTCTTGGAGAAATTGCGAAGAGATTGCCAGATAAACAGGTGAAAGATCTTCAACAAAAAATAAATGAGTTAGAATCGAGTTTAGCATATTATAGAGGGGATTAAAGGAAATAAAAAAATCTGACGCCTGAGAGAAAAAGTGAAAGCACTCATTCGGTACTCTGACGGCCTAGTTCAAGTTGTCCACGTTCAAGAATATGAACTAGATAATGGCCGCGAAGTTGAATTGCCTCAAACTTTCGAAGTCAAGAGGCCAAATACAGGGAAAGTTCGCGTCGTCTTAAATCGGATCATTGGAGCAGAGTGGCAGGAAGTTCCTGAATATGTTGAGGTGAAAAAATATGGGGGTAAATGAATAGTACATGTTGCCAACGACAACAAATAAACAAAATGTGTCGCAAAAATTGAAAAAATGCCACATATTATTCATGCACCTATAGACATAGATTTTAGTTCTTATTGATGAGATGCGCAGCGGCGTGGAAAGCAGGTGGAAGTTGACCCTGATGCCGGTGACTACTAGCCAAGCCCGGATGAAAAAAGAGGTGCTAGAACCCACTGGAGACACGCGGGAAGTACGGGAACAAGCGTACATGAAGTTCCGGTTATCGGCACAATCAAATCGCCCAGAAATGGGAGGGGACTAGAGGCGGACTGATAACATAGCAGGAGTAGCGCCCTGCCTGCGCGGCTTTTTTATAGTTGGGGATCAAAATCTTGTAGTTTGACTATAGTTGATGAGGTAATTCCTTTAGTTCGCTTTTATATTGCGATCCTACCTGATTCTATTATTTAATGGCTCTGATTTCGGGAAAAAAGAAAAACGGAGCCCAAAAATGAAAAATCACGTTGTCGAACTCGACTTGAGCGACGTTGAAGTTAAGAGTATTCAAGCGATAGGTCAAATCAATCCTATTACCGTTAAAAAAAGAGGAAACAAATATCAGGTCATTGCTGGACGTAGACGGTTTACAGCACTTAAACAAGTAGAATCTACTACGGGTAAAAGGCAAAAGGTTTTAGCGATTATCAAAGATTTAGATCAAATCTTTGAAGACCTCATCGAGATTGACGAGAACTTGATGAGGCAGGATTTGAATGAGGTAGAATTTGATGAGGCCCTCTACAAACGAAAACAACTTTATGAACAGATTCACCCTGATACAAAGAAGAACGTAGCGGGTGCCGTTGCAAAGCATTCAAAAGACAATGACTCAAAGAAGCCAAAGAAATTAGCTTTTACAGCAGATACTTCCAAGAGGTTGAATACATCTCGAAGAACCATTGAGAAAGCGGTGGCCCGAGCGTCAAAAGCGAGTGATAAGGTTAAAAAAGCTCGTGCAGATGGGACCCTCTCGCCTAGTAAAGTAGACTTGCTTGTTACTTTGGATCATAAAGACCAAGATATCTTATTGCCTCTAGTGAAGACTCGCGACGTGTCAGAAGTGAAAGAGATGCTGGCCCGAGTGAAAAAACAAGGCGCAAAATCTGTGGTATTAAACTTGCAAGAGGAAAAGCAAGAAGATCCGAGACTCAAGCCTTTAATCCGAGATGCCATTCGACTTTCCCAACTGATCCAAGAAGCACTAGAGGACCGGCTCACCCTAGAAGGGGATTCAAAACATGAAAGCTTGCGTTCGCTTGATGAGCTTGAAAAACGCATTGCAAAATTCACGAGTTTTCAACGTGCTGCATTGGGTTATGTGAAAGCTATCTCTCGAAAGGGCGAACAGCGAAAAATAATTAGGCAGCAGGTGCAAGGATAAACCATCCTTGACGGATGGACCTGCTAGGCCTAATTTAAAGTTTGCGAGACTGTAAGTTAGGGCCGGTTGGAAATCCTTGCCAACGAATAATCTTCGCTGGCACACTGGATACCAGTTTGGGCTATCCCGAAATCAGATAGTCTAAGATGCGCGGGTTGGAAATAAAACTAATCCGCGCAAAAAATTACAGGGGGAATCTATTATCAGACTTATTTTCGTGCTGATCGGCCTTTTATTCACCTCAAAAGCTTATTCAGCGCAATCCATTTTGTATGTCAGTAGACCTATTGTCAGAGATCAGACGATCCAAGTCGTTACCTATTGTGATCGAGAAAACTTTGATGGATATCACACGGAAGTTTTTTCAACTCGGGATCGAACAAGGTTTCTGTACCAGTCTCTGTCTAGATGCCTTCATGACCAGGTAAAATATCAGCATCAATACGCTGTTCATTGGATTACCGCTATCTATGTGGAGCAACTTCAATCTGAAATTCAGGAACAATCTGAATTTTTTAATCGACATTTTATGGAAACGGAGTTCGTTCCTTCCAATAATACAAGAAATCAACTTCAAATCCAGTCTGCTCAGAGTGAGGCTCCTTCTTCTCCTTTTAATTTATTTGATTTTTCTGAAAGGGATTCCCAATGATCCGAATCACTTTTTTAAGCTGTCTGTTTTTTTTAAGTGCGTATGCTCATGCCTTCGATCTTCTTCAGTTCAATCGTATCTTAGGGAATGAAAACGTGGCTGTTTCTACTTATCGTCACCTTGATACATCTGGTTACTATCATACAATGGTCAGTATAAATGGTCGTGTCACTTATCGCGTCAACACGAATGACTACCGAGAAGCTAATGAGAATCATCAGAGAGTCTTATGGTCAACGCACCAGCAATATCATCAGAATCAATCGGTGAATTATCAGATGAGTTACCCGACTCAGACTTATCCGCATGTGATTGAGTATCGCTTTGAACCTAACGGAGAGATATACACTTTACAGGATGGATCTTATTTGATTCAAATACCTCAGCATTTACCTTCAATTCCAGAATAAGGAGAAAAAATATGAATCAAAAACCTACCCCCTGTAGCACTGTAAAAACTAGACACAGGCTGAGCAATTAAAACAAAATCTGTATAATCCTGTCCCGCAATATTGGCTACTGTTCCCACTAAAAGAGTCATAAAAATGTTAACCTTTCTTGACAAAGATATGCTATCCGAAAACTAGGGACACTTCCAAGGGGGATAGATTTAAAAAAGATGTTAATAATTAAACTAGAAGATTATACAGAGGTTTATCAAAAAAATATACCTCCTCACGTCGTTATTGATGATGCTTTTTTGTTTAGCCACATTGATCAAATTGAAAAATGTTTTCCTAAACCTGGAAATGACTGGTGGATTTATGATAATCCTCTTGAAAAAAAGTTCGCTTTTAATTGCATAGAACAGATGCCTGAGCCTATTGTCGAGGTGATTCACTATCTAAACTCTAGGCCGTTTATAGACCAATTAGAGAAGCTTACAGGAATAACTGGGCTCATTGCGGACCCCTTTTTAAACGGAGGAGGGCTTCATCAGATTGCTCGAGGCGGAAAACTCGATATTCATGCAGACTATAATTATCACCCAGTCACAAAGCTTGATCGACGACTTAACGTTCTGCTTTACCTTAATCGACACTGGCAGGAGGAATGGGGTGGACATTTAGAGTTCTGGGACCCGGAAATGACCTACTGTATGAAGAAGATATCTCCTCTCTTCAACAGGCTTGTGATTTTCTCGACTACTGATCAATCCTTTCATGGACATCCCGATCCACTCAATTGCCCTGAAGATAGGACACGAAAATCCATTGCTTTATATTATTACACTTGGGGACGGCCCTCACATGAGAAATCACCTCCTCATTCGACTCTATTTAAAAGAAGACCTCAAGATCCAATAGTAGCGGAAATTGAAGAATTAAGGATAGCCCGAGGGATAAAGCGGTTATGAGAAGAAAGTTATCAGACCGATATGCCTATGGGATAGGCCTAGAAATAGGTGCCTATCACAATCCTTTTCCACTTAATCCATATATCAAAAATATGATCTATGTAGATAAATGGCCTTATGAGAAACTACTAGAAATGAGGGATAATGACCCTAACCTAGGTTCTCATATCCCCATTGCACCTGTTCATATTATTGATGACGGACAAACATTAGAAAAAATTCGAGATCAGAGTGTAGATTTTGTGGTCTCATCTCATCAAATTGAACACTGTTTTTCCCCTTTAACTGCCATTGAAAATCAACTTCGGGTTTTAAAGCCAGGCGGTCACTTAATCTGTATAGTTCCCGATCATAAAAACTTAATTGATCAAAATCGAAAAATCACAACTTTAGATCATTTAATAAGAGACTATCAATTTGTAGAAGAGCCTCTCTACCAATATGAAGAACTTTTATCTCATTATAGAGAATATCTAGAAGTAGTAGATGGAATTAAAGATCCAGTTCATAAAGATCAAATCGCAATTCAACGTATTAAAGATAATGAGGACATACATTTTCATTGTTGGGATTTGGATACGTTAAATAAAATGTTCATGTGGGCTCAAGCTCGGTTTATTTACAAGTTCTCATTTGAAATCTTTGTGCCAACGCCCAGCGAAACTTTCATTGTTTTAAAAAGGAAAATAGTATGATCAAAATTTACGTTATTACACCAGATCCGGCCGATGGAAATTCATTTTGGCGTTGCATGGGTCCATTAACCTATCTTGCTAAGCAATCTCAAGGGGAAATAGAAATCACCTTATGTTCGTCCAAATACAGTTGGGTAGATTTTAGTCAATACGATATCATATTCCTTCATAGACCTTGTACTCGGGATAGCCAAATAGCGATGCAGATTGCTTATAATTTAGGGAAACCCGTTTGGGTTGACTATGATGATATGCTCTTTCAGATTCCTGGATGGAACCCTCATGCTGAACTTTACCATTCCAAAGAATTTCAGCTAAATATGGCCCATTCGTTGGCATGTGCCGACGTCGTAACTGTCACTACTGCTGAGCTTTATAATCAATATAGTAAGATTAATGATAATGTAGTGATTGTTCCTAATGCCTATCGAAGCGATATCTTTACCTACCGAAGTGAAACTCCTCCTCCTAGACAAGATTTAGCTATTTGGAGAGGGTCTAATACTCATGATGGGGATTTGATGTCCGTGAAAGATGGATTTAAAAAGATTCAGCATAAGACCATGTTTATGGGAAATCCAAGTTGGATGCTCCTGAGTGGCATGGATAAGACCAGAATTGATCTCAGACGCGCTGCAGATGTGATTCTTTATTTCAACTTTATCTATGAACAAAAGCCCAAGGTTTTTGTTTTTCCTCTTTATGATTGTCTGTTTAACCGATGTAAGTCAAATATTGCATATATCGAAGCCATGCATGCAGGTGCTATTTGTGTAGCGCCGGATCTTCCAGAGTGGAAACGGGAAGGAATTTTCAATTACACACCACACAATTCAGATTCTTTTGCTGAGGTTGTTGAGCAAGCATTTCAAATAAGCGAACAAGATCATCAAAATTTAATTCAATCTGCCTTTCATGCGATGAAGGAATCTTATGACATAAAATATGTCAATGACATACGTATGCAGATAGTTGAACATCTAATGAATGGAAAACGAGTTAAAAAAAACCCATTTGACCAAGTACAAGGACTGAAAGCGTTAGCTATTATTCAAGGGAGTATTAATCAAGTCAATGTCCAAGAGCAAAGAGAAGTTACTGGCGGAGGGATCCCACGAGAGGTGCTTGAATCGATATTGCGATGAGGTAACTCAGCACAAAAGTGGTCTTTGCGAGAAATGTAGAACTCATCAATGCGAGGAATGTAAAAGAGGATTTATATCGCCAAATAACATCATTCCATCCAAATTGCTTTGTGCGAAATGTAATCGCGTTAAAAATAAGCGGAAGTATAAAGAGACTTATTGGAGCTGTGATTAATGGGCAGACCTCAGAAGAAAATTGATGCAGATATAGTTTTCGAATTGGCCAAAATTAATTGCACGATGCATGAGATTGCAGCAGTTGTTAAATGCTCCGTAGATACTTTAGAACGCCGTTTTGCGGATATTATAAAAATAGGAAGAGAAGATGGAAAAGCATCACTGAAAAGAAGGATGTGGGAAACTGCCATGAGTGACAGTAATAAAGGGTCAGTCACCATGCAAATTTGGTTGTCTAAACAAATACTTGGTTACACAGATAAGGTAGAACAAAATGTATCGTCCGAATTACAGGCGAGCGTCATCTACAACACCCAATTCGGTAATACGAACCCTGCAGCTCTACAATCCGCTTCCAACCCAACTGAGAGTTCACCAATCCAAGAAAAGGTTTAATATTGTTTGCTTTGGTAGGCAGTCTGGAAAAACAACCTTTGGACTGAACAGTATCGCCGATCGGGCATGGCGCGGAAATAAAAATGGAATTTATTGGTATATCTTGCAGACCTACGATGCCGCGCATGTTGCGTTTAAGCGCATGTATAATTTTTATCGAGCCTGTCCTGAAGCATTTGATAAAAAGCCCAATGAGTCAGAACTCACTTGTCGATTTCAACATGGACCCGAAATTTCATTTAAATCTGGAAAGAACTATCAAGATCTACGAATAGAGACATTGGATGGCGTGGTCATAGACGAATACCGGCAACAACCACCTGAACTTTGGACGATGGTGATTCGTCCGATGCTCAGCGCAAAGCAAGGCTGGGCCTCTATTCTATCAACTCCTAATGGATTTGATCACTTTAAAGATCTTTATGATTTCGCCTTAGAACACGAGGACGAGTGGGGAGCTTTTCAAGCGCCTTCGACTGAAGCACCTTGGTGGACACCTGCTGAAGTTGCTTCTGCCAAGGCGCTAATGAGCGAGGATGAGTTTGCTCAGGAGATCTTGGCAGACTTTCGTGAAATGGGCGCAGGCAAAGCTTATAAGAATCATGGAACCTGGAATCACGCGACCACAAACCCTTTTTGTTCTTCTCAGACATATTCTCCTCACCTCCCCATTGTTGTTGGGTTGGATTTCAACGTAGGTCTCATGTGTTGGGTCTTAGGTCAATGCAGAGCAGGACAATCTTATTGGGCGGATGAGATTGCGGTCAAAAATACAAACACAGAAGAATGTGCGCATGTTCTTGTTGATAAAGTGAAGGGACATAAATCCGGAGTGATTTTAATTGGTGATGCAAGTGGAAATGCCAACAAGACATCAGCTGTAGGTAAGACTGACTACTCCATCATTACTAAAGTTCTAAAGGATAATAACATTTCTTATAAAAATCTAACTCCTGAATCCAATCCTCATGTCAAAGATAGAGTGAACTGTGTCAATGGAAGGCTGAAGTCAGCTGACGGAAAAGTTCACCTATGGTACAACCCGCAGAAGTGTAAATACTTAAAAAGAGATTTAGAACGGGTGAAATGGAAAGAAGGAACGTCTGGAGCTATTTTTGATAAAACAGATCCTCTTGCCACCCATGCTAGCGATGCATTTGGTTATCCTGTTGCGTACTATTCTGAATTGTTGAAGAAAGAAGTGGGCGTCTTAGCTGTAAGAAGCGCATAAAAAAATTACAATGAATAAAAAATAAAAGAAAGCCTCATTGGATTATGTCGGACCAATGAGGCCGTATGCTCTTTACCGCGTGATACGGTGTAAATAATGGATGAATTTTTCTTACATTAAGTCATTCAGTATTTGCAATCTTAAAAATCATGGATAAGCTTTTCGATATTTCTTTCAATTGTGGAAGAGATAAATAAACAAATGAGATAAAATCATCCGTACTGAAAAAATGGCTAATGTAGGGTAAAAATTTAATGGGCGTTTGAGTTTCTCCCTCTTTAGCCATTTTTTCTAAATATTTGACTAATGCAGATGCTGTCCCTAACGTTTCTATCAAGGGATGCAAGGGACATTACTCCATTCAACAAAATATAAAAAGTTTATTCAGGATCGCGATCGAGCGTTGGAACAAGTCCATCTAAACACTCAAACGGATCTCAGTCGCATCTTGTTCGAACTTTTAACGCAATTTGAAAAAGAAATTGCGCATTTGCTTCTCTTTCTTGAGCCTCATCGGGTTATCTCCTTAGCCCAGGTCCTTGATCAAGAGTCCATGCAATTATTCAGCCAGTATGTTCCGAAATTCGTAGGCCGTATCAGGCAGATGAGGCGTGCGGTCTACCTTCTTTCTTATCTAAGTGAGCAAGAGGCAATTGGAAGAGCGACACAAAAGAAGAAGCTTCAAACCTCCTCTGATTTTCTTAAAAAACTCAATCAGGCAGAAGAAGCTCAAACCGTATTAAACGAAAATCTAAATAATCGAATTTGGGTTTCGTTAATGAAACTCAGAAGCCGTATCTTAGATCGGTTTAGGTCTGCTTTAGTGTCTGAAGATGATCCTAAAGAAATCTTCGAACGGGTAAAGCAAGCTTTCCCTAATAAGATAATCTATAAGCGCCCTCCCAGAGAACTTAAACCTATTCAGGAATCAGGCAAGGATCCAAAAGATAAACTGGATTACAATTATGATTTTGTTCCTGAAGAAGACTGGAACCTAGCTGTTCAGGCTTACAAAGATGCACAACTGCCTCCTTCGCGATTTGATAGCGAGCCTCACTACGATCCTGACAAAGGATACCTAAGATACAATTGGGAAATTGAGCAGGATCTTGCAGATGATTTCGTCCAACAAGTAAGAACAGGTCAAGTCGATGCAGCCAATGAACTCGGCATTCAAGAGTTTGTATGGGTAGCTATTATTGACGCTAAGACAGATGAATGCTGCTTGCAACGACATGGCAAAACTACAAGCGAAATAGAATCGGGCCTTAGTTCGGGAAAAATTGACTCGAGTCTCTGTGATGCAATTACACCTCCCGCCCATCCTAACTGCAGATGCAATCTTGCTCCTGTCGCTTCAGTTGATGAAGTCGAAGGCCCCGACTGGAAATCTTTTAACGAATGGTTAGAAACATGATTCATCATGGTGATTGCTTAGAGATCCTGAAAACATTCGAGAATGATTCTATTGATGCTTTGATTACCGATCCTCCTGCTGGCATCTCCTTCATGGGAAAGGACTGGGATCACCATAAAGGTGGCCGCGAACAGTGGATCGAATGGATGACCGGAGTAATGAAAGAGTGTTTACGTGTTCTTAAGCCTGGTGCTCATGGTCTAGTCTGGGCAATTCCCCGCACATCTCACTGGACCGCTACAGCACTCGAGGACGCAGGATTTGAGGTCCGGGACGTGATCACACATTTGTTCGGTTCAGGATTTCCTAAGAGCGTAGATATTTCTAAGGCGATCGATAAAGCGGCGGGCGCAGAGAGAGAAGTGATTTCATCAAAGGTGAAAAAAGCTACTGATATGAGAGGTGGCAATTTTAACAAGGGCAAAGACTATCAAACCATTGAACTCTATAAAACTTCACCTGCAACAACATCAGCCAAGCAATGGCAAGGATGGGGCACTGCGCTTAAACCCGCAAGCGAGCATTGGATTCTCGTTAGAAAGCCTCTAAGCGAGAAGACCGTCGCGGCGAATGTTCTTAAGCATGGAACTGGTGGGATTAATATTGATGCGAGTAGGATTACTGCACTAGATAATAGGTCGGCACGATATAATGGAAAACCCGCAGGTGGTAATGCAGCCAAGTTTTCCCAAAACACTCAAACTGAAGTTTGGAATGCTCCAGCAGGCCGCTTTCCCGCAAACTTAGTCCTAAGCCACAATGAGGATTGCGAAGGTCAGTGTACTCCAGGATGCGCAGTCGCTGAGCTGGATAAGCAGAGTGGGATTTTAAAAACTCATGGTGGAGGATTTGGAGAACATAAATCCATAGGCATGTTTTCCGGCGGTAGGGTGACTAAAGACAATCAACCCAAAGATATTGGAGGCGCCTCACGCTTCTTTTTTCACCTAAAAAGCGAGTTCGGCCTGGAAAGGGCAACTCGATTTCTATACTGCGCGAAGGCTTCTAAGAAAGATAAAGGCGTAGGCAATTCCCATCCCACAGTAAAATCCACAAAGCTCATGTCATATCTCATTACAATGATTACTCCACCTAAAGGAGTTATCTTAGATCCATTTGCAGGAAGCGGTTCCACAGGTGTCGCTGCAATAAAGGACGGTTTTAATTTCATCGGAATAGAGCAGAATCAAGAATATTTAGAAATAGCAGAAAAAAGGTTAACTTATGCAAGATGAGAAGCCAAGTCCTATTCGAATCGCACATTTAAGAAACCAATGCTTTGATCCTAAAAAATATGATTATGATTTTTCATTCAAAGACGCTGATCCCAATAAATTTTGGGAGAGCCACACGACTATTGAGATGCTGCGTGCTATCGATAGGAATCCAAAGATTGAGCTTGATGCAAGAGTTATTTGTGCATCTGAAAATGGATTAGGCTACCGGCAACTGAATGCAAACTCCTTTAGAGAGTCTTTTGTTGCTGGAGATAAGCGCCAGTTCAAAATGAAAGAATTTGATTATTTTGGAAGATATCAACAACCCGGATTCAATAGCGGGTTAGTTGGTCAAGATTTTACACCTCTGCTTGGAGGGCCGTTCTTCAAAAACCTTTACTACTGGACCGATTACATTCGAATGCATAGCGAGTGTTTTTATGCTTATCACTATGACCCGATAGCAAAAGCATTTATGGGAATCACACGTGATTTTGTGATTGGTTCTGGGTTTGAAGTTCAATGTAACCAATCAGATAGAAAAGGCCAGATTGCCATGGCTACGTGGAAAGCCTTTGAGAAAGTAAATAATTTACATGAACAAATTGATCAACTCTGTGTTGAATTGGGTGTTTATGGCGAGACCATGCTCTGGTGGCTACCGAAGCATGAGGCCAAAATTATTTATCAACTCAAACCTACGGACACCATACCACTAGGAATTATACCTAGAGTTAGATTGATCGATCCGTCTAACATCATAGAAATTATTACATATCCTGAAGATATTACGAGGAAACTTGCCTATATCTGGCTTACGCCTACTCAGTACCAAATCTACACAACTGCGTTTGATGCAAAAGCGATGGGAATGCCGGATGAGGTACAACCCACTTTGAAATACATCTATCGTCAAATCCCAGCTGATGAAATGATGCACTATAAAATTAATGCTGTTTCAAATGAGAAACGCGGAAGATCAGATTTCTTCCCTATCTTAAGCTATCTTAAACGCATTCGTGATTCTGTAGATTTTGCAGTTATTGCTCTTCAAAAAGTTTCGGCTTGGTCCATCGATACAACGATTGATGGAAATCAGGATGATATCGATAAGTATATCAATTCAATGAATGCATTAGGGACTATTCCCGAAGCCGGAAGTGATTTCGTCCATTCAAAAGCTGTTGAGCGAAAATATAACGGCAATTCAAACGCCGGTGGCAATATGTCGAACGCATTCGATTGGGCCGTCTCTCTTTGTTGCGCCGGAATCCAGATCCCCATCAATTATTTAGGTACTCACCTTTCAATGGGAAGCTCCACGCGCGCGGGCGCACTTGTGGCTACTGAACCTGTTGCAAAGAAGATGGAGGCTCGGCGCAAGGTTATTAAAAGAATTATTTCTGATTGCTGGGATCGTCTGATGAAGGAGGCAGGTCTAGGACGTATTGAGTGCCAGATTATTTTCCCAGAAATTATTACACAAGATCGATCTCAAAAATTAAAAGACCTCACCATGATGACTAGCAATGGATGGTTCTCGAAGGAAACCGCAGCCAAAATGGCAGCTAAGGATTTCGGCAAGGATGATTATAATTATCAGAAAGAACAAGAGCTCATTCAGAATGAAAAGCCTACTTTCTTAGCAGGCTCTTTGAGTGCTCCAGGCCAATTCCCACCATCTACAGGACAACAACCGGACAATACACAACGCGCATCTTCTGCCTTCACTGGTCAAGATAGAAAGGACGTCAAAGACAATGAATACGTTGCCTGATGAAATTGATTTACAGACGATTTGTAATTTTGGGTTTCCCACATTTGACGAATACAGAAAGAACCCAGATAAATGGAAAAAAGGGCTTGAAGAGATTTTTGCATCCGTCGATGCGTCGCTTCAAGGAGACGGCCGAAAATATTTGGTTCGCCAAACTTATAAATGGCGTGACCAATATAAATGCGACTCTCTCGAAGAAGTTCAAAGAATTGCAAAAAATGAAGGTTACACAGCCAATGAATTAGAAATCTGTCCAATTAGGTTTCTAACGGACGGAACTAGTTTAACAGGTCGTGTTGAAATTGAAGTTCAGTTTTGGCCTAAGTGGGAATGGAAGGCTAAGGGGAAGGTTTTAACGAACGATGATCCGTGAGGGAGGGCCGGGAAGCGGTAGACGCCCTGGACAGGTGACAGCAATTCATACAACGACTCGGCCAGCCACATTACGAGTTGATAACGAGATTGCCAAAATTAATAACGATGCATTCTTCGACAAGCGCCCTCTTACACCGGATGAAAGAAAGCAGCTTAATGACTTAGAACTCGAACGGAGAAGATTAAAAATGTACGCCTCAGAAAATAAAGAAAATCTCTTACCTCACGCTTCAGGCGCCCCGTATATTTCGACTTATCCTCTCTTTAAAGCAGGTACGTTAACTCCCATTCAACAGACACCGTCCGAGGAAATACACCACGAGGCTTCTGGTAATCTAGGAAAAAAGCCTCCCATAGGACCAAGTCTGATGATTGGAGGATCCCTTTCACCCAAAAAACCTGGATCATCAAGCGTAGAGGCAGATAGTGGATCAGCCTTTCCTCAACTACTTCGAGGAAAAAAGAAATGATCCAGTTTAAGGAAAAAACCCATTTTAAAGAGGCAACTTCGCCTTCTCAAAAAGGATCTAAGTTTGAAGTTGTTTTGATCCAAGAAGGAATGGGAAATCTGAAGGATTGTTTTTATTATACTAAACAAAGTCTTCAGGGAGCTCCTTCTATTTTCGAAGGAAAAAAGTGCTACGCCGATCATCCCAGCGCACTGGAAGAGAACATACGTCCAGAGCGATCTACACGAGATATTTTAGGGTACTATCAAAATGTCAGATATGACGAAGCCGAAGATGGAAGAGGAAGACTCATTGCAGATCTTGTTACGGTGGGAGATCCTAATTTATCTTGGGCAAATTCTCTTTTAGCCACTTCTCTACAATACGCTCAACAATTTACGGAATCTGATTTCGTGGGTCTTAGCATTAATGCGAACGGTGAGGCGGATAATATGCCGCTGGATGAGTTCTTAAAGCAGACTCAAGTACCTCCTTCAGTCATGCCGAAGCTTCAGGAGGCCCAAGCTCAAGGGATTGACACGATACGCGTAGTATCGGCGCTCAAGGATGCCATGTCAGTGGATCTTGTTACAGATGCCGGTGCTGGCGGACGAATCTTCAAAATGATCGAACAGGAGAAAAAACCAATGAAAAAAGCGATGAGAGAAAACACAAAAGAAGCGGGCATTAATCCAAAAGATAATGAGACACTGGGTGAAGCTGGGATCAATTCTAAGGATAATCAGGCTCTAGGCGAAGCAGGCGAAGGCGGAGAAGGATTAAATACTCTTGGCGGTGCTCAACCGGATCATGCAGATGCTGAGCAAGATACCGCTCTTTTTAAACAGCTTGTCTCTGAATATTTAGGTGCTGATCATGGAAGCGATGAAGAAGAAGCGATGCAACTGGCAAAGCACGCTTATGAGTCTTGTCGTGAAGACGGGATGGATCACGATACCGCAATGAAGCAGGCAGGAAGCCATTTAAAAATGGCTCATTCCATTGGCAAAAGAATGAAGCAGGGTGCTCCTATGGAATCTGAACCCAAAGAAGGCGAATGCAATAAAGAAGATGATGCGGCTCCAGATGCAACCACAGGGGCAAGTAACAATATGGAGTCAATGAGAAAAACCATTTTAAAACTCACTGCTGAGAATCTGAAATTAAAAGAATCGATCAATAAATATGAAATTGCTGATCATATTGAAAAATTAATGACTGAGAAAAAATATCCTTCAGCTCTCACCAAACGTTTCAGAGAGTCTTTAGGTCCAGTCAAATCAAAAGATGAAGTCAATAAATATTGGAAATACTTTTTAGCAGCACGAGAAGGAGTAGATGAGGAAGTCACGAACGATTTCTCAGACTGCATTGTACTTGAAAAAACCACGGGCTCAAAGTCTAGCGGAGCGGCAGGCTCTCAAGGATACGGGGACTGTATTTAAACATTGAAAGGAAAAATGAATCATGACGTACGGTAGAAATAACCTCGTCCGTTCAGTTAACCCTCAATCTCTATTTGAAAGCGCTTATCCTGTATTGAGCTCAGCTTGTAATTGGAATCAAGGCGATATGCTTATGTATGACGCCACTAATAACATTCTGAACGCCGTTACTGGAACAGGCTCAGCTGCAAATTTAGTAGGTGTTGCTGTTCAGACGATTGTGAATGGAAAAGTACCCTCTCCTTATCAGGGCACTATGGTGGATGCATCTCAAGGCATCTCTGATATAGCAGGTCCTCAGTACGGATGTGTGTTTTCGATGTTCTTGACTTCCGGAAATACGTTTACTCCAGGACTTCCTGTGTACATTGGAGCAGACGCACAAACAGTGACTACAACTGCCGTTGGTAGCTCCGTTGGGATTTATCAAGGCGTGGAAGTTACTCCATCTGGAACAGGAACTTTAGGAAATGTTCTGATTGGTGCTCGATACGGCCTAGGCGGTATTCAATTCTAAAGGAAGGAATTTTAAAACATGTCACTTCTTAATTTACAAGAAATTGTGGCTCAGGCTGAAGCAGCGCCATCAGGTGGAACGACTGTTTTTACTGAGTCTAATGAAAAACAAAAAAGCGTAGCCAGAAAAAATCTTTGGGAAAACAGAGAGATTAAATCTTTCAGAGAGCGATTTCAAAAAAGATTTGGATTCGACTTTGCTGATCAGAAAAAATTCCCAGTCATGCACGATAACTTTGACTGGAATAAGGTAGCGAAGAAAGAGGGTTTTTCTAGTGCTTGGGAAGCCATGAAAGAATCTGATTCTGGATCGAACTTTCCTCAGCTCTTGCGCGCAGGTGTTCAGAGCATTGTGAACTCAATGTATTTAACAGTGCCCGTCACCTATGAGGCTTGGGTTACCACTGTCAACTCAACTAAAGATACTGAGCTCTATGCGCCATTGCATGGTGTTTCGTTCTTGGCTGAAGTAGGTAAAAAGGAAATTTACGGTGAAAGCTATGCTGCTGGTTTAGATATCAAACTAGTAAACCGTAAGTATGGAACCATTTGGGCGATTGAAAAAGAATTGCTTGAAGATGATCAAACCGGCCAATTAGCAAAACAGGCTTCTCTCTTAGGAGAATATTGTCGTCAGGCAATGGAAGTGATTTGCTATGCAAAGCTTGCAGGTAAATTCACTGGTGGCGCTATTGCTCAGTATGCGAACATGCTTGTTCCTAACACTGAGACTCAGCCTTCCAACGAAGCAAACTATCCTTTCACTACCTCTGCTGCTCCCTTCATTGGTGGAGGTTATAACCGCCCAACTTCATTTACGACATTGGATCAAACCGGTGTTCAAAATGGATTTATCGGTCTGATGGAGCAGCTTAATATGTTGGGATTGAAAATGAGCGTCGATCCTGATGCCATTTTGATTTCCCCATTTCATCGATTTAACCTAGCTGTTCTTCTGAATAGCTCTGCTTATCCTTCGGTGCCATCGGCTACTCCTGGAGCTGTAGGTAATACTTTTGCTTACAACCCAATTCAATCCATTGCGAAAGCAGTGATTAGCCGATTTATGTTTACCAACACAGGTGTAGTCAGCACTGCATCGAAAGCTTGGTACATCATCGATAGCAAGAAGCCATGTTTTGTGGCTCAGTTGCGACAGGCTGCTGAAGTTGAACAGGAAGTCCCAAACTCGGGTCAGTCTTTCAATCAAGATGTGATTCGGTTCAAATGCTCGATGCGCGGTAATGCCGATTGGATTGATCCACGGTTCTGCTGGCAGGGAAACGACGGTTCAGTCTAAAAAGAGCCTCACACTTGTTTTACCCTTTTGGAAAGTGTGTGGGGAAGAGGTCAAGAGCTTTGCATTCTTGGCCTCTTTTGTTTATCTTTTTGGACTAAACTGAAAATAAAAAAAAGGGAAATTAAATGGCCAGAAAAATAATTGCACCTGAATCTAAGTATCACGGCATGGAATTAAAGGACGTTACCTCTGAAAAGGAAGATCCTCAGCTTAAAAAAGCACTCGCTAGAGCAGCTCTAAGACAACAATTTACAAGCGTTCCAGAGAATTATGCTGAAAATAAAATTTTCTTCAGAAATTACATGTATAAAGATGCTAGAAAAATTTATCCAAATGATGTGCATGCTAGACAGCGTTTTGTAGATAAGTGTTATCCTTATGCTAAAGGAGGGATGCTACTAGTTGATGAGCCCAAAACGGATGCTGATTATAAAAAGGCTCAAGAAAAACATGTGCACTTAAGAAAAATGGGATTTCGTCATGTGATCTATAAAGAAG